ACTGAGATTGGTTAAAACTGGCTGGAAGCCAAGAGTTCTGCTAGACTGATATGCGGTAAGATAAACTTCTTCAAAAAAGTTTTACAACCGCATATGACATAATGACAGGGAAAAGAGGATAAGTTGTCCGTAATAGCCGAAGTAGATGCTGATAAAAAGCATATCCTTCTAACTACCGACTGGCGCTTTAAAGAGCTTTGTAAGAGCCTTCCAGGAGCCTCCTGGAGCCCCAAGGATCAGGTTTGGAGAGCTCCCCTTAGTTGGACAACCTGTCTTGCTCTACGCTCTACATTTCGTGATGGATTGACTATTGGACCCAACCTCAATGAGTGGGCTACAAATGAATTAAACACCCGTATTGGCCCATCAAATGCCCTCAGAGAGCTTGAGAGCGCAGATGGAGACGAAGACCTATTCCCGCATCAAAGAGCAGGAGTTCAGTTCCTTAAAACGGCTCGTAGGGCTTTGCTCGCTGATGAGCCTGGACTGGGAAAAACAGCACAAGCCATTCGTGCTCTTAAGGCTATCCAAGACTCTGGAGAAGAAGTCTTCCCAGCCTTAATTGTCTGCCCTAACACTTTAAAGAAGAACTGGGCTCGTGAGTTTGCAAGATGGTGGCCAGGAGTTAAGACTCAGGTTATTAAGGGAACAGCCAGTCAGCGTAAGAAGCAATTCGAGTCTGGTGCTGATGTTTATATTATTAATTGGGAGTCGCTACGCTCTCATTCACGTCTTTCTGGTTATGGATCCATTGCTTTAGTTCACTGCAAGGCTTGTGGTGGTCTCAATGAATCTGTTACAGAGACACGTTGCGAAGTTCATCCTAGAGAACTTAACAAGATTGATTTTAAAGCTGTAGTTGCAGACGAGATTCACAGATCTAAAGATCCAAAATCAAAGCAGAGCCGTGCTCTTTGGTCTGCCACTGGAGATGCAGATATTCGTTTTGCACTCACTGGTACCCCAATTGCTAACAATGTTGTTGATCTTTGGGCAATACTTCACTGGCTGTCTCCAAAAGACTGGCCAAGCAAAACAAAGTGGATTGATCGAATGATCGACATCATGCTCAATGCATTTGGTGGAATGATGGTTATTGGTGTCAAACCAATGATGCAAGATGAATTTTATAAATCTGTAAACCCTGTTATGCGTCGTATGCTTAAAAAAGTTGTACTTCCACATCTACCTCCAGTATTAAATGAACGTAGAGATGTTGAGATGTCACCTAAGCAGAAGAAAGCTTATGAACAGATGCGTGACACGATGATTGCTGAACTTGAGTCTGGAGATGCTCTTACAGCTCCAAGCATTCTGACTCAGACAACTCGACTACTTCAGTTTGCAAGTTCTTATGCAGATATGGTTGTTGATGAATCTACTGGTGAGATGAAAGCCATTTTGTCAGAGCCATCCTGTAAGGTCGATGCTCTTATGGATGATATTAGTAATGGCGATTTTGGCGATGACTCTGTTGCTGTCTGTGCAGTCTCTAGACAGCTTATTGAACTTCTAAGTGCTGCAATGACTAAAGCAAAAATTCCTCATGGGCTTATTACTGGTGCTCAAAATGAAGATGAGCGTCAAAAGGCAGTAGATGATTTCCAAGAAGGTCGCATCAAATGGATTCTTTTTACTGCACAGGCTGGTGGTGTAGGAATTACCTTGACTACAGCCCGTCGCTTAGTTATGCTTCAAAGGCCGTGGTCACTAGTTGATCACAAGCAAGCTTTAGATCGTGTACACCGTATTGGAAGCGAGATCCACGATTCGATTTTAATTATGGACTATGTAACTGAAGGGACTCTTGAAGAACGAGTTCTTCAGGTTTTAGAAACAAAGTCTGACAACTTCGAACAAATTGTTCGAGATAAAGATCAACTGATGAAGTTGCTTAAAGACGATAAGGCAGGGTTACTATGAGCGATGTTATAAGACTTTCTAACTCAGAACTCCAAACATTTAAAGATTGTCGACGTAAGTGGTGGCTTACCTACTACCGACGTTTGCAACCTAAGTACAAAGATATGACTGGAGCTCTTGCATTTGGTAGTCGAATTCACGCAGCTTTGGATGCTCACTATGCAGAAGGTCGTCCTCTTATTACTGCTCACGCGGAACTAGTTGAGGCAGATCGTCAGTTACTACTTGCAGATTTTCAAGATACTCATCAGCTTGAACAAGAAGCTGAAATGGGTCGCATCATGCTCGAAGGTTATGAGCAGTGGGTGGAAGAAAATGGAATTGATGCTGAACTAGAAGTTATCTCTACAGAAGAGCAGATTATTGCTCCACTGTTTAATGGTGAAGTAGAACTTCAAGGAAAGCTTGATATGCGTGTTCGTCGCAAGGCTGACGGAGTCCGTATGTTCCGTGACTTTAAAACTGTTGGTGGTTCTCTTAGCGACTTTGCAAACCTTGCTCCTATGAACGAGCAGGTTCTAACCTACATGCTTCTTGAATCTACAAAGAAAGATGAAGCAGAGCGCTCAGAAGGTGGCATTTTTACAATGCTAAAGAAAGTAAAGCGCACAGCAAATGCTCGTCCTCCTTTCTACGATCAAATTGAAGTTCGACATAACATCTTTACAATGCGTTCTTTTTGGAATCGCATTCACGGAACTATTGCTGATTTGATGAATGTAAGGAAAGCTCTTGACACGGGAGCAGAACCATCATATGTTGCATACCCACGACCAACTCGTGATTGCAAATGGAAGTGTCAATTTTTCGCTATATGCCCGATGTTCGACGACGGAAGCGCTGCCGAGCAAGCACTTAGCGATTCATATGAGGTCGCAGACCCATATGCGTACTACGAATCAACCGAGAAAAAAGGAAGCGAGTGACGATGAGCGAAATTCAACGCTCTCTTACTGTAATGGTGTACGGAGAGAGCAAGGTTGGTAAATCAAGTCTTGCTGTCACCGCACCTTACCCACGACTCATGCTTGACGTTGAAGGCGGTCACAGGTTTTTGCCTATCGTCGTTAAGTATTGGGATCCACTGCGTGAGGAACCACCTCTAGCAGATGGGACATGGGACACTGTTGTAGTTACAGTTCGTGATTACGACACTGTTCTAAAAACATACCAATGGCTTCAACTTGGAAAGCATCATTTCAAGAGTCTGATTATTGACTCTGTATCTGAGCTTCAAGTGAAGTGCTTGGAGAACATTGCTGGTGTTAATCAAATGACACAGCAGCAATGGGGAGAGTTGCTACGTCACATGGGCGGTCTCTTACGAGATCTTCGTGACCTAACAATGCATCCAACCAATCCGTTAGAAGCGGTAGTCCTAACTGCAATGGCTCGTATTGATAAGGATGGTCGTTATCGTCCATACTTACAAGGACAGCTAGCAATTCAGGCTCCATACTTCTACGACATTCTGGGAGCAATTACCGTTGAAGAACGGATGAATCCAGATCCAACTCAACCTCCATACAAAGTTCGTCGTATGTATGTTGAGCGCACTAATTCATACGAAGCTGGCGAGCGTGTCCAAGGACGCCTCGGTAAAGTCGTAGAACAACAAGACATGTCAATTGAGCGAATGCTCGACATTGTTTTTGGACCAAAACAAGCAGCGGCAGCTGAAACAACTACAAAGGAAGAAGGCACTCAGTGAGTTCACGCAATTGGGCAGACCTCATTAAAGACGCTGGTGATTCGGGTAATTACGAACCGCTACCAGACGGCGATTACGATCTCGTAGTCGTTGAAGCCACTGCGACAACATCGCAATCTGGCAAAACCATGTTCAAAGTAAAGGCGCAGGTTGAGGGCGGAGCTCACAACAAGCGTCTTGTATGGGACAACTTAGTTGTCTCACCAGATTCTCCAGCAGCGCTGGGAATCCTATTCAAGAAGTTCCATGCCATGGGAATTGGTCGTGGATACTTCGATAACAACCCAACCAATGCTCAAATTGAGCAAGCACTTATGGGTCGTCGATTCCGTGCACAGATTGGTAGCCGTCTATATAACGGCGCTAAGAAGAACGAAATCAAGAATTACTACCCAAGCGCACAGACAGTTGCTGCAATGAATGGCGAGACAGCCGCTCCTGCTCCTACAACTGCTGCTGCACCTGCTCCAGCTCCTGCACCAGCGCCAGCACCTGCTGCCGCTCCTGCTCCTGCTGCAGCTCCAGCATCACCGTTCTAAAGCTGGTTTTGCTAGGTTGCTACCCAACGATTTTTGTTGGGTAGCAATTTAGTAATCCAAGAGAGAGAAGAAATGAAAATACTAGTTACTGGATGCACAGCATCTCAGTCGTCCCATAACGCAATAAGTCGTTATCCGACCTTTACTGGTCTTATTCATGATGCTTTTGTTGAATTAGGGCATGAAGTTTTTCTTACAAAGCCACATCTGTCGTACTCAAAAGAGTTTTTAGATCGTTTTGATTTAATATTTGTCGGTCTAGCTTCTCCATCAAATCTATCTGCTCACTACTCATACGGAGCTTTTGCTTTGGCTAATAAGGCAAGAGAGCTTGGAAAGCTTCGTTTAATTGTTGATATGCCAGAGCCACAGAAGATTAGAACAACTATTAGGGACTTTAATACGGGAACAGATAGTTTTTATAAAGATTTTTACTCTAAAAGAATTCAGTTTAGCGAAGCTTCTATCCCAGAAAATAAAAAACAGATTTTAAGTTTTGTGGACTACCTACACAATGAAAAATGGGAGCAGACATTTGTCCCTAGTATGCCTTGGTTCTCAAAAAACATTATTACAAAAAATATTCCAAATTTAGATGAAGACAGTGTCGTATCTTTATGCTACGACAGAGTTCTTATAGATCAAGCTGAAGATAGGTTTTCTGAATCTAAAAAGACATATTGGTGTGCCGATAATTACAAGTCTGCATGGACAAAGAAAGTGTCAAAAAGTTTGACTCTACCTGTTCAACCAACAAGAAATAATAACTACAGCACAAATGAGATGGTTGTATCAAAGATCAGTGGAGCAGTAGGAACTTTGATTAGTACCTATCAAGGAGGAGATCCTTGGTGGTCTGTTGCGATATCTCAATCACTCATAGCAGGGGTCCCTGTTGTTACTGAATGGCGTCATACCGCCGAGCTAGGAGCAGAATGGGCGTATTTACCGTCAACAATAGAGGAAATGAGCCCAGTCGAAAGAACAATGGTGGCTCAGAGTCAAAAAGATTTTTACAGAGAGGCAGTGCCGTCATACGCAGACTCTCTGGAAAAAACAGCGAGAGCTCTGGACAACCAGAGCCAGTTGTCGTTAGTCTAGGCAAAACTGTACGAAAGGACAGCAAAATGGCCAAAGTAGATATGCCGTGGGTCAAAGAACAATTGACCAACAATCGCACAAAGCGAGTTGTTGGAGATCATGTTCTTGCCCTACTAGAAAAGTGGGAGGGTTTGAAAAACACAGATCCAGATCCACAAAAGAACGAAGCAAACCTAAGTCAGATTGTTGAGCTATTCAGCAAGCTAGCTTTGGGCCATGCAATCATTGTAGAAAATAAAAATGAGCATTGGGTTCCAGCGCAAGCGGGTCAAATTGTTATTGCCGATGAAGTTCGAGTCAAGTGGAACGCATTTGATGGAGAAATGGGCAAACTACACAATGGTCGTCGTGGCAAAGTAGTAAGTATCCGATACGGTGACATTATCGTCAAAACAACGGACGGTAGAGAACCTGTCTTGGAAGGATTTCACTACACTCCTCAACAATTGGAAAAGCGGGTTCCCTAGTGAACTCTGCTATTTTTAAATTTAGAGTTGATGGTAGCGATTATCAAAATATACAAGAAAAAGCTAAAAAAGAACTAGCTGAATTTATAAATGTTGAGATTGAAAATCTTGGCAAATATGTTGCATATGAGTTAGAGATAGAGCCTAGCTTAAAAGCATCTAGTACTTATTCATATACTGCTCTAGT